AGAATATTACCATGAAGAGTATCTGTCAATCGCAAAAAAGCTGAGAAATTGTTACTCTGAGGAGCAGCTGAAAGAAATTTTTGAAAAAAATGAAGCGGATTTTTCCCTAATTATGGGCATTTACAGCTATAGATAAAAAAATCTGAAATTTTTTTTCAAAAACCCTTGACAAACCTGAAAAACCGTGCTATAATATATATCGTTGATTACGGAACATTCAAACGTCTGGGTGTGGCGCAGTTGGTAGCGCGCTACCTTGGGGTGGTAGAGGCCGTGGGTTCAAGTCCCGTCACTCAGACCATATTTGTATCACAATTGATACAATGTATAAAATGCACTCTCAATCGAGGGTGCATTTTTATTTTGGGTGGGTGCAATTTTTTAAGGGGTGGGTGCATTTTTTCGAGGGTGGGTGCAAAAACAAACGAAGGGTGCAAATCCTCGAAAAAGCCCTATATAACGTAAAAACGCCCTCAGCAGTTATCACACTACCGAGGGCATTATTGTTCAATGTCACATCAACCTATGGAAAATCTTAGAGTTCCCTTGATTTTTTAGGCGACAGTAATATCTATCCATCATAACGGACAAAGATTTCATCGATATTTCGTTACTTTTAGCCACTTGAAATTTTCTTAACTCCATGGTAATATATGACCAACCATTTATCGAGGAGATGTTAAAATGACAAAAGTAATAGATATGGAGAAAACAGGGCTACATCTGAAGGAATTATGCAATAAAAATGATATAACAGTTGCAGAACTTCAAGAACTGTTACACCTGAAATGTCCGCAATCCATTTATCGTTGGTTTAAGGGTGAAACACTCCCGACAATCGATCATCTCATTATTCTTACTCACAGAATGAAAATCCCTGTAGAAGAATTGATTGTTCTGAAGGACGAAACTATTTCTGAGGAGCATATTGCTGACATATTGCAGTGGGCAGGCAAAAAGGCAAAAGAATCTGATTTACTGCGTAAAACCTACTGGGAGGTGCTGGGGGTATTGATTTTACGCTAAGGATGTTGCTTTTTTCTGAGAGTGCAGTATAATCGAACAACAAATGTCAAATCAACCCTTTTAACCAACACTTCAAAAATTAAAAGCGTATGGAACAGAAAAATATCCGTTTCATACGCTTTTTTCGCATATTCCATTGTTTTTAAATTATGTGCAATTGAACTTTTTGGCTAATGACAAAATCGAAAAAATGTGGTATAATTATAATATCAAGAACAGCGAGGTGAATAATATGGTATACATCACAGGCGACATTCACGGTGAAATGCAGCCTATATATGATTTGTTTGAAAAGTACAAGCCCACTCCCGACGACATAATTGTAATTCTTGGCGATGTGGCTCTGAATTATACTGGAATGCTCCGTGACAGAGTGATGAAAGAGGATATGTCAGCACTAAAATCCACATTTTTCTGTATTCACGGCAATCACGAAAATCGTCCGCAGAACATTGCGTCATACCATGAAAAAGAATGGCACGGCGGCAGAGTTCTTTATGAGGATGATTTTCCAAATATTCTGTTTCCCGTTGACGGTGATATTTTTGATTTCGACGGTAAAAAATGCCTTGTAATCGGTGGTGCATACAGCGTAGATAAATTCTTCAGATTGAGCAGAGGCTGGGGATGGTGGCCCGATGAGCAGCCTACACCGACCATCAAGGCATATGTGGAGGAACAAATCAAGGATAAAAAGATTGATGTAATCTTCTCTCACACCTGCCCATACAAATATATTCCCGTTGAGTGTTTCCTTTCGGGAATTGACCAGTCAACAGTTGATAATAGCACGGAGGAATGGCTTGATACAATCGAGGATACCGTAGATTATTCAGCGTGGTATATTGGGCATTGGCATATTGATAAAAGGATTGACAAATTGCATTTTTTATTTCATGGAGTTGAGATATTATGAAAACAACAATTGCAATTACTATGACAGAATCGGAAAAAGAACAGCTTTTCAAGGTGTTGGACAATATGCACCTTACCGTTGATGAAGTGATAGAACAGTTTTTTCAATGGATAATTGATAATCCCATCGAGGCAGAAAAGTGGTTGAAATCTCAATTGGAGGGCGAAAATGAAACTACCAAGCATTAATTCTATTACACAGCAGGAATTTATTGACCATATTGAAGATGATGATTTTCTGTTGAAGTACGGAAATCCTGTTGCAGTTAATTTGGAAGACGGCAGGACGCTGATGTGTATGGCAATTGAGTACTACGAACGTATGACGGGGGAAAAGGTTGAAATACCAAATGAGATTGAAAACACGGAGGAAAAGAAATGAAAGTAATATTTTTAGATGTAGATGGAGTTTTAAAGGAAGAGGACTATGGTGAAGAATTCAAGGATGAATGTTTCGCAAGGCTGAAGAAAATTGTTGATGCAACAGGTGCGGAAATTATTCTTTCTTCGTCCTGGAGAATATACTATTGGACATTTGTCGAAAATGGATATATTCCCTCCGAATCGTGGTCTACTATGGATAAAGAAAATATTCTTGATTTACATAATCACTTAGAAAAGCATGGTTTAAAGGTTTCAGGCAGAACAGATTACACAAGACATTCGGGACCTCCGAGCCGTCCCGATGAAATCCGCAGATGGATTGTTGACAAGGAAGAGCTTGAAAGCTTTTGCATTATTGATGATGATGATTTTTATGAATGGGAATGGCTGTCGCAGTTTCTGGTAATTACAAGAGTAAGAAAAAATACGGAAGACCGTTTCAACATTTGGCAACGCACACTTTCTGATGCTGATGTGGAGAGAGCGATCAGGATATTAAATCGTGACAATAGAGCCGATATCGAAGAACAGTTTTAATTATGGTACTATGGACAATACAAACCGAAGAAGCATATCAACAGTTAATACAGACAGGCAGACTTTACGGTGATATACAGCATATTGATGAAGATTTTATTTTCGCCTATGACTGGTTGGCGAATGAAATGATAAAGCGCATCGGAAATCCGCCTACCGATGTGAAATATCCTGTCTGGGCTTGGTATCAGTGCCAGGGAAAACGAAAAAAGCCTGATTTACGTCATAGCGGCTATAGTGAAAAAGGCACACCACTTGTACTTCTGACAGTTGACATTGACGAAAAGGATGTATTACTATCTGATTTCGATGACTGGCATTGTGTATTGAATTACTTTTATCTTGCACTCAATGAAAAGGAAGATGACCTATTTCATTCACGCTATGCAGAAGAAGGTTACAAAATAACAGATTTGAATAACTTTGCTCTCACAAGTCCATGCCTTGAAGAATGCAGAAAACAAATTGAACAAAGCTGGCAGCTGATTTTTGACCTGAATAGAAATGAACCTGATTGGGATACTCCACTCGATAAAAAATCTATTCAGGCAACTTTCTGGGAACTAAAAAAGGAGAATGTGCTAAAAGTTCAGCATTTTCTTGCAAAATAAAAACGAGCTTCTCTTGGCTCTAATCAAGAAAGTTAAAAGAGAATTTTATCTTCTCGGTTCATGCTGATATCTGATAGAATATCGGCTGTTATCAATAAAGTGAAACACTAACATTCCCTTTTTCGTTACCGTGATATTTTTTATAATCAAAAGCAAATCATCAAAATCCATGAGTTTTAATGATGCAATAAGCTTCCTGGCATCAAATGTTTCTTCTAATAGTTCCGACACAATTTCATTACAAACAGAAATCGCTGTATTATCCGTTCTCAAAAGATGCTTCCACACCTTTAGAACAGCATGATACAGCGATTTTTCATAGAGATGAATATTCCCACAATAGTCAGAATTATAACTATAGCATCTCCATACAGCATCATTATATGTCGTAGAATGCCATATCACTCTTGAATAGTACTGACGGCATCTACCGCATTTTATTTTTCCCGATAGTGGTGATTTATGTGAGAAAATTGGCCTTTTCAGTTTCTCTTGCACGATATCAAAAACATTCGGAGCAACAATAGGCTCATGGTTTTCATGGATATAATATTGTGGAAGCTCACCTGTATTCTTTACATTTTCGTGTGTTGTGAAATCTATTGTATATCTTTTCTGTAAAAGAGCATCTCCCTTATATTTTTCATTTGTCAGAATGCTCTGAATTGACGTCCAATGCCATTTACTTTTGGATGCGGGTGTGGGTACGTTATTATCTGTCAGATGTTTTGCTATTCCATACACAGTATAACCCTGTAAGCACATACGATAAATCCTGCGTACAATCAAGGCTTCTTGCTGATTTATAACCATACCTTTACCATATCCGAGAAAAATCTCATAAGGCATTCTGAATATTCCTTCTTCAAAGCCTTTGCGTATTCCCCATTTCACATTTTCGGAGATAGAACGTGATTCTTCCTGTGCAAATGAAGCCAGTAATGTAATAAGAAATTCTCCGTTTGGGTCAAGGGACCAGACATTCTCCTTATGAAAAAATACGCCAATGCCCAATTTTTTAAGCTGTTTGAGAGTGTTGAGCGTATCGACAGTATTTCTTGCAAATCGTGTAATACTTTTCGTGATGATAATGTCAATTTTTCCCATCATGCAATCGTTAATCATCATTTGGAACTTCTGCCTGTTGCGAACACTTCCGCCACTGACACCATTATCTGCATATATTCCTACTAATGACCAGTTTTTATGCTCACGGATATACTGTTTAAAAAAATCCGTTTGCGCCTCAAGACTATGCAGCTGTGCCTCATGAAACGTAGATACCCTTACATATACGGCAATTCGCTTTTTACTTTCAGGTTTGCTTGGATGTGCCACTTTCTTTGTTGCCTCTATTTTCTCTATCCTTTTCATAAAAATCTCCTATTTCCTCAACACTATGAAAGGGAGGGTTAAAGCGTTCAAGCAATTGCATTTGTGCAATTGTTGATTGCTCAAGCGTCAATGTTCCATTTTCATAAAGTGTCTTAATGATATATTTTGCAATTCGGTAATGCATTTCATTTTTCATGAAAATCACCTCAGTACAATTATCATCATTTTTAATGAAAAGTCAATATCAATATTGAACAAAGTTTATATCAAATATTTTAGGTAACTCACGATAAAAAAACTCGGCAGTTATTACACTACCGAGGGCATCACCATACCTATTCAAATTTTTATCTCCGTACCATCCTTAAACAAAAACACCATACTCCCATCATGGAACACCGTCATATTTTCCAGCACCGTATTCCACACATTTTCATCAAAGCTTTCAAGAACGGAATCGGAGTGTTCAAGGATTTTCAGAATATTCTGCATCTTGAGGTAACGTGCCTTTCGCTCGTTTACCTTTTCTTCTTCCGCATCAAGCTGTGCGGAAATTTTTTCATATTCCCTGTTCAGCGTCTGATAATCCAAGGTGCTTTCCGTGCAGTCCACACTCTGCTCAATGTACCGTTTCAACTTTTCGTTTACTTCATCAAATGCCGCCTGCAATCGGTTATATTCGGAATTCTGCTTTTTCAGCTGATTCAGCACAAATCGGCAGTTGCGAATTACAGTTTCCCTCTGCTCAAAATATTGTGCAAAGGCTTGTAAAAACTTCTGCTGAATTTCAGGCTCATATAAATGCGGAGTTGTGCATGACTGCTCATTTTTAAATTTACTGTTGCATTGATAAATCACACGGCGGTATTTACTGTTACTGTGCCACACCTTTGCACCAAAGTAGTTGCCGCAATCCCCACAAATAATTTTGCTCGAGTAAATACTGGTGCTGCTGTACTGCTTCTTGCATTTTTCACGCTTCGTCAGTTCCTGCTGCACCAAATCAAATTCTTCGGGAGTGATAATTGCAGGATGGCTGTTCTCCACATAATACTGCTGCACTTCGCCCTCATTGATTTTCGTCTTTTTCGTAAGGAAATCCACTGTAAATTTCTTTTGCAGAAGTGCATCGCCCTTGTACTTTTCATTTGTCAGAATACTTCTGATTGTACTCACCGCCCATTTCGTTTTCCCTGTGGGAGTCGGAATTCCCTGTGCCGTGAGTTCGGCAGCAATTTTATAGGGTGTCTGTCCCGTAATGTATTGCCTGTAGATGAATCGGACGATTTCCGCTTCTTCGGGAACGATTTCAGGCTGTCCGTTTTCACCTTTGCGATAGCCTAAAAAAGCACCATAGCACATCGTAACCTTGCCTTCTGCAAATCGCTTTCTCTGTCCCCACGTCACATTTTCGGAAATGGAACGACTCTCCTCCTGTGCAAGGCTACTCATAATGGAAATCAAAAGCTCTCCTTTGCCGTCAAAAGTCCAGATATTTTCTTTTTCAAAGTAGCATTCCACGTTGTGTTCCTTCAGCTTTCGGATTGTGCTGAGTGAATCCACGGTATTTCGGGCAAAACGGCTGACCGATTTCGTTATAATTAAGTCGATTTTCCCTGCAAGAGCATCGGCAATCATCCTGTTAAATCCGTCACGACGTTTGGTATTCAGAGCAGAAATGCCCTCGTCGGTGTACACATCCACAAACTCCCAATCATCACGGCTCTGAATATAATTGGTGTAAAATCGTACCTGTGCCTGATAAGAGGTTATCTGCTCCTCATAATCCGTGGAAACACGGGCGTATGCCGCTACACGCCGCTTCACAACGGTCTGATTTAGCATTCGGGTTTCGGGATTGTAAATTGACGGAATTACCGTTATTTTCGGCATGATTTCTCCCTCGCTTTCTCTCTCATTTCGGGTGTCCAGCTTTCTGCTCGTGAACGCACCTGCCACGTTCTGACTTCTGTCCTGCCGTCATAAAAATAAAATTTCACAACACAATTCTGACAGATGTCAATTTTTTCGATTTTCTCCTCAAAAAACTCTGCATCAAATTCCGCTGTTTCAAGAACATCCGCCGACAGCTTTTCAAGAACATTTTCGGGAATCTGTCTTGACGGGCAGGCTGATTTTCCCTCACGATTGAATGTACTGCATATCCACACATATCCTGTTGCTGTCTTTTTCCGCTGATAATGCTTTCCACAGCTTTCACAGATAAGCTTCCCTGTAAACGGATAGGTGTTTTTTATACCGTTGCTATGCTGATATTGTGCTGTGCGGCGATTCATTTCCGCCTGTACCGCAAGATACTGCTCCATAGAAATAATCGGCTCGTGCGCATCCTCAACATGATATTTCGGCAATTCACCGTTATTTTTACAGGCTTTCTTGCGGATATGGTCTGATAAAAAGGTGGTCTGCAAAATCAGATTGCCTGTATAGGTGTAGTTGCAAAGGATTTTCATCACACTGTTTTTATGCCATTTACAGCCCTTTCTCGTGATTTTTTCCATTGCATTCAGTTCATTGGCGATTTTCTGACAGCCTGCACCGTCAAGGTAGGATTCAAAAATAAATCGCACAACCTCAGCCTCGGTCGGCACAATAATCAGTACACCGTTTTCATAACGATAGCCGAGCAGTGTAGCATTCCACGGCATTCCCTCCTTGAAATTGGTTTGTATTCGCCATTTGATATTATCACTGGCTGATTTGCTTTCCTCCTGTGCAAATGAAGCGAGAATTGTGAGCATAAGTTCACCGTCACCGCTTGTGGAATGAAGATTTTCTTTCTCGAAGAACACATCAACACCGAGAAGCTTCAGCTCACGGACAGCTTCAAGAAGCGTTACCGTATTTCGTGCAAATCTTGAAATTGACTTTGTAATAATCATGTCAATTTCGTGATTTCTGCATTTTTCAAGCATCTTCTGAAATCCGGGACGTTCTTCTTTTGTCCCTGTAAACGCTTCATCGGAATACACACCGCAATATTGCCAACCTGGAGTATTACGTATCAGATTCTGATAATAATCCACCTGTGCAGCCAACGAATGCAACATGGCATCCTTACCGCTTGAAACACGGGCATAACCGACAACTCGGAGCAGTTTGGGTTTTTGTGGTTTTCTGCTGACTAAATGTACTTTCTTTTCCATGTGACACCTCCTTATTATGACCATATTCCCTCTTTTCAGGCGAAAAGTCAAGGGATTTCACGAAATATACTGCACAAAGATAATCCGCATTTTTCGGCTAATATTTGTTCTGCTTTGACGTATTCTTCCGAGGTCAGAAGCCCTGTTTTCAAAAAATTTCGGAACACCGCAAGCGAAATCTTGTATTCAATTACATTTTCAGGCATTATTTTTCCTCCCCATAGCGGCACAAGAGCGTGAACAAAAACGGCGTGGCTTTTTGCGATAGCTGAAAACATCCTTGCCGCAGACCTCACATTGAATCGTAACAGCGTTTTTATGTGACATCTCCTGCGGATGGGTATTCCAGTAATGCATACGGCATTTATCGGAGCAGAATTTCTTTTTCTTGTGGTGTTCCAGTTGCTTGAGAACAGCGCCGCAGTCAAGACACACATCTGTATTTTTTCGACGCTGCAAGTAGGATTTGACCGTATTTTTGGATAATCCCAACTGCTCCGCAATCTGTGATGCAGGCACTTTTGTCCTTGCAAGATTGTCGATTTGCATTTTTTCTTTATCTGTCATAAAAACACCTCCTACAATTAACTGGTCAAAAAATCTGAAACCGGAAAAAACATCATATAAAATCCTCCCGATTTTCATTTTCATAAATAAGAAGTCGCTTTTTCGCATAAATAAAAATTCCTCTCACAACTATATGGTCAAAAAATCGGGAATTGGAAAAAAATAAAGCCCTCCGAGAGAAAAATTTCTCCCAGAGGGCAAAAATCAAATACTATTCTTATCAATCCAACCCGTAACATACTTACCAATCGGCGTATTACCGCAGTTTTTCGGACTATTCGTGATACGCAGTCTGCCATTCACGACCTTGCCGTCATACAGATAAAAGGTACCGCTTTTCTTGATACCTGTTTTTGCAGTGCTGGATGCGTAAAGCGTTGTATCCTTCAGCGTTACAGCAGTACCCTTTGCATAGGATTTACCGTTGCTGTGAACAACATCTCCGTCCTTATCAAAAACGGAATAACCCGATGCACAAGACTTCTTTGCGTTGTCAATGTTACGGAACGCTCCTGTCTGGGACTTAGCATCCTCCCAGGACTTGCGTACACGGTACAACTCATCATCGTTCAGATATGCCTTCACCTTTGCCTTGAACTCTGCCCAGTGAGGCAGAATATACAGAGGACACATCTTATAGCTGTTCTTCTTGGTATTCAGCTCATCAACTGTACCAGTTCTGCCGTCCTTGACATTCAACCAGTGGGTATGGGTGAACAGGCAGTCAATACCAAGACCATACTGCTTAAGCAGAGCCGCCGCCAGTCGTGCAGCATTATCCTCGGACTTCTTGTCATCCTCATTGTAGGCAGCACTCATGATGCACTCAATTGCGATTGTCTTACGGTTGCCCTCCACATCACCGTCAGCGGCGTGCCAACCGGAAAGGTCAAGGGGAAGATTCTGCCATGCACAGCTTTCGTCCACATAATAATGCACACGAACATCATTCATATTGCCATTGACGGTAGCACGGGTGTACTGCTCCGCAGGTGTTGTACCCTTTGCCGTTGTAATGTCGCTGGTGTTGTGAATCGTCACACCAATAATTTTGCCCTCCATAGATTCGGAGGGCATTGCGATATTTCGGGGATTGTGGTTTGTGAGTAGATACTCATTGACGGTTACACCGTTCATAGTTGTTGTCTTATCAGCCTTCAGAATTGCCATTGATATCATCCTCCATTTCTTCGCTTCTCTTATGAAGCTGTTTCAATACGGTTTGCAGCTGTTTCGGAATCGGCAAGCCAAGATGTGCGGCATTCTCCAAAAGAGAAACGCCCTCATTTGACAGGTAGAAAAAGATAACAGCTGTTCTCAAAATACTGCCACCGCCGATG